TCGCTACAGAATTAGTGTCTACAAGACCTCGTTGTACACCTAGATCTTTATCTATTACCCAAGTCGCAATGTCTGCTAATAAACCCGAGCCTTGCCAAATGTCGGCACAAGCTGTGTGATTCGGAACAACTTGAGGTTTTCGACAACTACCGTGTTCGAAACTGACGAGACCCCATCCCTCACCATCAGCTGTGTTTAATCCAACATCACACGCATTGTAAATAATGTTGAGTAAAGAATCATCGGGTGCGGCGGTGTAATTAATCTCAGTCGTAGTCATGATTAAACGTTTTGTGTCGTCTAACCCACGCTTTGTCATTTCACTCTTAAACAAAGATTTAACATCCCATCCCAAATCTTTGGCCCCCATGTGTAAGTACAACATGGTGTCTGGTTTATCTTTAGCAAATTCTGCAAAAGCGCTGATTGTTAAATCAATTCTTTTTCTAGGCTGATTCCGATTACCGTTAAATACTATAAATTTATCTTGGGGAAGTCCTAGATGATTACGGGCTTCTGTCTTGGACATCGGCTTAAATTTGTCTGTGTCAACTCCGTGGGGTAAAACTCCTAGATGACTTGTGTTTGGCACATACTTTGAAATACGGCGAGCGCACGGAAGAGTAAAAGTCAACCCCAGATCCCAATGAGGGAGATGCCTAAACATCTCGGGAAAATAATCTTCGCTGTCGATTGGAAAATAACTTAAAAATTTAAATTTATGAGAATCTTTTAAGAATTGACAACGTTCCCAAACACTGTTCACCACCCAAATGTCGTTCAGACAGATGAAAAAATCGGGTTTTTCCTTATCGATTATTTCGGGGATGCGTGGGATACCAAAACGATCTCCGCAATTTACGTTTGCAGCGGGGTATATTTTATAAGGATGTGAGTGCGGATCTCCGCTATAATTAATACCTATTACACTAACTTCATGGTCTTTTACTAATTGATCTAGTACACTGTGAGTGACTCGTCCAAATCCGGTATTAGAGCAAGCGTCTCCGTACCAAAGAATTTTTGCCATTTCCCGACTAGGATTTAGTTAGTGTCAGCATAGCAGCATTCGGAGAAGATTGAAATGCCAAGTCGAGAAACTTTTGCATATCGACGAGGCGCTCAACTGAAAGCGCTACGTGCTGCAGAACAAACGATTTCTCCCGCAGACTCTATTTACGCAAAAGCGGCAGGGGATTTTCATGTGTTCTGTACGTTACTTGATAAACCCCCAGCAAGACACATGTTGGAGTGGCATCGTGAGTTAATTACGGGTGAGAGTAATAAGTATCTATTAAACATAGCAGGAGCTAATACAGATATTTTGGCGCCCAGGGGATCAGCTAAAAGCACTGTGTTGAACTTGTTTACAGCTTGGATTATTGGAACACACACCACAGCTAAGAGACCATTTCAAATTATTTATTGTTCGTACAACATCGCCACGGCTATTCCAAAAAGCAGGATTATAAAAAATATTATTGACTCAGCGGAGTTTAAACGGATTTTTCCAAAAGTCCTTTTGAAATCCGGTATGCAATCGGATATTGGTTGGTCTATAGATTATGAGTATGCCGGAATTCCTCGGTTAGGTGACGAAGAATTTACACTTCGTGCAGCAGGACTGCGTGGTTCTATTACTTCTAAAAGAGCTCATCTAGTTATAATTGATGACCCGATCAAAAGTAGTGCGGACATTAAAAACCCCACAATCCGCGAGGAGATGCAGACTAACTGGTCATCAGTTATCGCTCCCATTATTTTTGAAGGAGGGCGAGCGATATGTCTCGGAACTAGATTCCATCCTTTAGATATTCACAAAACCACTTTTGTACCTAAGAAAGGTTGGCGACAAGTAACCCAAGAAGCGGTTACCTATGACGACAAAGGAAATCCTGTAAGTTACTGGCCCGAGCAGTGGTCCGCTACTTATTTATTAGAGCAGAAAGAGTTAGACCCCGTGGCGTTTGCTTACCAGTATCAACAACAACCAGTTATGACTTCAGACTTGGTTGTTTCGCCAGATCTTTTAGTTAAAGGAGAAGTTGTAACTGAGTTCGATAGTCTGGCCGTTGGAATTGACTTATCTGCTAGTCGTAATGAAACTTCAGATTACACAGCTTTTGTTTTAGGAGGAAGACTAAAAGATAAATATTACATTATCGACAGTCATCAATGTCGTTCAATCGGAAACTTAGAGAAGATAGATTTGCTCTGTGATTTGTTACTTGAATGGGGAATTTTAACTTTGGAGAATGAAGTGTATTTTCCGACATATTCTACGATTACCTTGGTAGTTGAAGCAGTTGCGTATCAAGCGAGTTTGGCTGCCGACCTTAGAAGGGTGTTGCTTAATGAACGCGGATTGAGCAATATACATATTCATGAAATTAACGGATTTAGAGGGGACAAAATTGCCAGGTTCCGTGGTACTTTAGGGTTACTTGAAAATAAAAAAGTGATTTTTAATAAGTATCGTAAATTTGATGCTTTATTCGAACAACTCATTAACGTAGGAGCGACGGCTCACGACGATCTCCTTGATGCGTATACGTGGCTGATCACGTATTTACAGCGTCGAGGACAGTTTTCAGTCGAATTCTAATTTTCACCTTTTGTTGAAATGTCTAAAAAATTGTGGGTTGCGATCACCGCCCATAACCCTTTAGAGCGGCTAAACCCGTTGGTTAATGTTTTAGCTGAATACGAAAAATACCCTCACGAGGTGTCTGTAAATATATACATTAATTATGATGCTCAGGATCAAGTTGAGACTTTAGAAAAAGTTCTTGAAATATTTAAAAAGATACAGGTGACTGTAAAAGTAGCTGAGCCTGCGTACGAGAATTGGTATCTTACCTGGGCGCACAAGTTAGATCTTGCCCTGGCCATATTAAATCACAAAGCTGATTACTATATTTATCAAGAAAATGACATGTTATTAACTTTAGAAAACTTTAACTATTTTATTAAATGGAAACCGGTGTTAGCCCAACGTGGTTTTGAACCTGGTTTTGTTCGATATGAAAATTACTTGGGGCAGAAGATTCCTTTTGACAATCATAAAGTTCATTCGTTAACTAAAGAAACACCTAACGTGTGGAGTTCCATAGGCTTTAAGGTGCCCACGCTATTGGTTATGGATTTTGAAATTGACTTTTTTGTTCAGTTTCCAAACCCCTATTATGGAGCAATGATTTTAGACGAAATTGAGGGTAGGGCATATATTAAATCAGATAGTTATGATCCTGAAAAAAGTTATCTTAAAGTTTTAAAACAAAATTGGCCTATAGCAGATCGTAGTTCTATGGGACTTTGTTTTGAGAATGTCCCTGTCGGTTACGAGCATCGTAGATGTGTTCCTGTGCATAAACAGGGCGGGGAGTACACTCCGCATGGTTGTGCTCTATTATGTCACGATGACAACAAATATTCTTTTGAGTTTGTGCAAAGAAAAATACCTTTGATAACCTGTGATAAAATGCTGTCGCTTCCGTGATTTCAAGAGAAGGCGGAGCCACTTTTGTATCGATTTGTTACTTTCTTGATGGGAGGCATAAATGTGAAGTATTACCAAGAAAACAAGCCTACTTATTAAAAAAATATGTAACGTCGTTAGGTGCTACTATCTACTGGTTTAATCCCGCTAATGGATAACACGTCGCCTACATATTATAAGAGACAGGGCATGGAGTGCTTTGATGCGCAGCTAGCTTCCACAGGGTTAGTGAAGTTTCAGGGTTATTTAGAAAACTGTGTTTTTAAGTATTTGTGGAGATGGGAGGAAAAAAACGGCGTGGAAGATTTGAAGAAAGCTTCGGTTTATCTGGCTAAACTTATAGAAACGCTTGAAGATTAATGGACGTTCGCGCTTACGGCTCTATCTACGGACAGTCTGCAAGTTTGCCTTACACAAGTGGGCTGACTCTTAATGCAGGACAACACGCTAATTTTACGACTTCTCGCGGTGTTTATGTAAATACCGGAGGTACTACCGGAACTAGGTTGGTCGTTATAATGTCGGATGGGCAGGGAACACCTGTAACGTTTAGTGGTTTTTCTGACAGCACTCTGCTGCCAATTTCAGTTACATCTATAAGCGGGATTAGCAACGTACCAAACGTTATCGTTTTGTTCTAATGGCTGAAATTGCTAAAAAAAAGGATCCCGCCAAATGGGCTGCTGCGAAAGCAAAAGCTCGTAAAAAACTCGGAGGGCATAGCGCCAGAGCTATGCAGTTAGCTACAAAGTACTACAAAGAATCGGGCGGGCGTTACGAAGGTTCAAAATCTTCTTCAAATCGGTTAACTCGCTGGGGTAAAGAGGACTGGCAGACTAAAGAAGAATACGAAAAAAGCAAAAAATGACGGATTTAGCACGAGAAAAAGGAAGAACTGAGCGGTATCTCCCTCGTTCTGCGTGGGCAGCTCTAAGCCCAGAAGAACGTCGAGCTACGGACGAGAAGAAAAAACAGGCCACGGCAGGAGACCGCCCTGTAAATACTCAAGTCCCGAATACAGAGCGAGCTAAAGAAGCAAGGCGTAAAGCTTCTGAGTATATTAAACGTAAGTCTTCCACGTAACCATGGACCTCCGCGACCAGCTTCAAAAAGAACTCTTAGAGGAGCAGAAACAAGAAATCCTAGATCGCGCTAGGGAAAAGCGCCGGCAAGAAACTGAAGATATGAAAGTTCAATTTAGATCTTCAGGTGGGCAGCCAGTCGATTATTAACTGCTACTATGATGGCAGTCTCAGACCCTCTCATGCTGTTTGACTGCTTTACTTATTTCAACGAGAAGGAACTGCTTGAGCTCCGTGTGGAGATGCTCAAGGATGTCGTTGATGGTTTTATTATTACAGAAGGAAACTTAACCTTTAAAGGGGACCCTAAACCTTTTACATGTCTGGAAAATATTCGAGAACTTGGTTTACCTGAAGAAAAAATTCAAGTTTTACATGTAGAGCTCCCAGATGCGGAGGCCCATCCCAATCCTTGGATACGAGAGTACGCTCAAAGAGACGCTTTAGCGGTGGGTATGCGTATGACCCCACCGGATTCGGTATTTTTCTTTAGTGATATTGACGAGATACCCAAACCCTCTCGACTGTTAGAAGCTGTTGAGATTGCCAACGAAAACCCAGAGCGTTGTGTTCGATTGTCAATGCCCATGCTTTACGGAAGAGCAGATCTCCGTGTAGTTGATCCCGAACAAGACACAAGTAAACCTCCTACAAACTGGACTTGCGGCACCGTGGTTTTATTTAACCACCTTGAAGATACGCTTTCTCGTATACGGAATAAAGACAACGGTCTAGTAGTAGGCGACTGCGATTGCGGTTGGCACTTTTCTTGGATGGGGGATGCCGAGAGGTTAAAGAAAAAACTTACCTCTTTTTCACATTGTTATGATGACATACCTAATGCTCACGCTCCCGCTTATAGTCAAGAAATGCTGGATTATTTAGACACGTATAAGCCAGAACCTGGCGGGGTCGACCCTTTGGGCCGCAAAGATCATATACTTATTTCCTATCCACATGAGCTGTTACCTCAAGAACTCTTTAAACTAGAAAGAGTACGCAGTTTCTTGCTTCCTTCCCATGGCTGACAAAATGCCTCCTGAGCTCTTGGCTCGCTTCCAAAAAAAAGATAAAAAAGACCCTAAGGAAATGACTGCCGAAGAAAAAAAACAAGCTCGTCAAGCCGCTTTAGCTAAAGCTAAAAAGGCAAAGCAGAAAAAAACTGGCGCTTGATGCTTTAATTAACCTCGTATATAACGGCACATAGTTCGCTGTGTGTCGTTTGCCTCCCGTCTTTGAGAAACAATGGCCGATCCAATCAGCATTAGAAGCAGATATAGTGAAATCCTAGAGGCTGCCCGAAGCCAGGATCAATCGAAGCAGTCGGCTACTTTGGTCGTGCTCGGTCATCTACAGCAGATGGTGCTGTTGATGATAAAAAAAGGATTGTTTTTTTATTGCGAACAAGACACGTACAACAGTCGAGGCAAATTTCTACAAGATCTAATAGCTTTAAATAAATTAGACATTCGCTTTCCGGCGATTATTCGGAATTTTTTAATAGACGGTTGTGGCCTATTTTATTTTCGACCCGACCCTAAGTTAAAGTATCAAATTTACTTTTTTGACAAACATCAATATCGCGTTTATCACGACGTAAATGGAAGTATTCAAGAAGTTATAATTATTTATAGTTATAAAGTAAGGAATTCTACCTTAGGGCTGCCCGGAGATGTACCCGGATTAAATAAAAGGTATGTCCGCATATCCATTACTGACAAACTAATTTCTGAAGTAGAAACGGATACTGAGCTTAGCTTTGATCTAGACCCAGCCGGTCTTTTAACGCCAAGTAATAGTAGAGAAAATACGCTTGGGTTTATTCCTGCTGTCGAAGTTTTAAACAAACCGAACTCTAG